TGAAGTTCCTGAAGTTCCATCTAGACCACTAGTTCCTGATGTACCGGATGTACCATCCAAACCACTAGTTCCAGATGTACCTGTTGTTCCGCTAGTACCTGAGGTGCCTGAAGTCCCATCAACACCACTGGTACCTGAAGTTCCTGAAGTACCATCTATACCGCTTGTACCAGAAGTCCCTGAAGTTCCATTTAGACCACTAGTTCCTGATGTACCTGATTCACCACTCGTACCTGAAGTACCAGATTCACCACTTGTTCCTGATGTACCATCCACACCACTTGTACCCGATGTTCCATCTATACCGCTTGTACCTGACGTTCCAGAAGTTCCATCAACACCACTTGTACCTGATGTACCAGATTGGCCACTTGTACCTGACGTACCAGATTCACCACTTGTACCTGACGTACCAGATTCACCGCTGGTTCCTGATGTACCCGATTGGCCACTTGTTCCTGATGTACCACTACTTCCAGATGTTCCATTGGTACCATCAACACCACTCAATCCCGAAGTTCCCGAAGTTCCCGAAGTACCGTCAATACCACTCGTACCTGAAGTACCAGATTGACCACTTGTTCCTGATGTACCATCCATACCACTAGTTCCTGAAGTACCAGACTCACCGCTTGTACCTGATGTACCGTCAATACCACTTGTTCCACTAGTTCCGGAAGTGCCATCAATTCCACTTGTTCCTGATGTGCCGGATTCACCACTTGTACCTGATGTACCATCCACACCACTAGTTCCTGAAGTACCAGTCGTACCACTCGTTCCAGATGTACCATCCACACCACTTGTACCTGAAGTACCCGATGTACCATCAACACCACTTGTTCCGGAGGTACCAGATTCACCGCTAGTTCCTGATGTACCATCCACACCACTAGTTCCTGAAGTACCAGACTCACCACTTGTTCCTGATGTACCATCAATACCACTTGTTCCTGAAGTACCCGATGTACCATCAATACCACTTGTTCCTGAGGTACCATCAACACCACTAGTTCCTGACGTTCCTGATTCACCACTAGTACCTGAGGTACCCGACTCTCCGCTTGTTCCTGATGTACCATCAGAGCCACTTGTACCAGATGTTCCTGAGGTTCCATTTATACCACTTGTTCCGGAGGTACCAGATTCACCGCTAGTTCCTGATGTACCATCCACACCACTTGTTCCTGATGTGCCAGATTCGCCACTTGTACCTGATGTTCCGTCTAAACCGCTAGTACCAGATGTTCCATCTACACCACTTGTTCCTGATGTGCCATCAATACCGCTAGTGCCCGAAGTCCCTGAAATACCACTTGTTCCTGAAGTACCAGATTCACCACTTGTACCTGATGTTCCGTCTAAACCGCTAGTACCAGATGTTCCATCTACACCACTTGTTCCAGAGGTACCATCGATACCACTAGTTCCTGAAGTACCTGAAATACCACTTGTTCCTGAAGTACCAGATTCACCACTTGTTCCTGAGGTTCCTGATTGGCCACTAGTACCAGACGTCCCATCAACTCCTGAGGTTCCTGAAGTTCCATCAATTCCGGATGTGCCTGAAGTTCCCGATGAACCAACACCACTAGTGCCAGAGGAACCACTTGTTCCGCTTGTCCCAGAAGTACCAGTAACACCTGTCACAACAACAGATGTTCCATCACTATTATTTAGCGTTAAATTTCCAGTACCTGAATTGTATGTACCACCAGTCAATACACCAGTGAATCCTGAAATTGAAACCGTACCTCCCGTTGAATTGTACAATTCCAAAGTAGTAGCTGCGGAAAAGTAAGTACCACCCGTAACTGTTGTGCCGCCACCAGATGTGGTTATTCCTGTAACTGTTACCGAAGTACCATCGCTATTGTTTAAAGTTAAAGCCGAAGTTCCTGAATTATATGTGCCACCTGTAACAGTTCCTGTAAATCCTGTAATTGAAACTGTACCGCCAGTACTATTAAACAAATCTAAAGTAGTGGTTGCTGAATAATAAGTTCCACCTGTAATTTGTATGTCAGTTCCCCAGAATATTCTCCAACGAGCATTTTCTCTTGTTACACCGTTTACCCCTTCAATTGTTGACCCTGTCCATACATTAATGAAATCTCTCCCAGCTTGTGAACGAGCGTTTACAGTTGTAAATGTAGGGTTTTGAGTAATTGCTGAAGAACCAGTAAGACCCGTTAAAGCTTCCCATAAAAGGTCATAATCTGGAATGTGGTATTGATATACAGTGTCACTTTCGTTAACATAGACCTGCATACCTAATCTTCTTCTACCAGAAGAAATATTATCAGAATTAAGTGTTAGTTGGGTAAAATTTAATCCACTATTCGCTTGAACATTTATCTGGATTGGAATTGTATTGGCTGAAAGAAGTTGCGTTCCAGTTCCCACAAAAGTTAAGCCCAAATTATCAAGATAGAAAACTTCTTGATAACCACCAACCTGAGATACCGAAAAATTAGTACCAACATTACTGGTAATAGTTACTCCCTCTGGAGCATTTAATAATGAAAGTGAGGTAGGATTCTTATAGGGGAACGCCATTTTTTTTTATTTTATAAATAGTGAAAATTTTATCATATCACCTTTTGAAATTTATTTTTTCGGTTAAGATTTAGTATCACCTCGGAAGTACAAACTACCTGTTAATGGTGGTGAAATCGGAAGTTGGAATTGTGGACTAACCCAAAGTACACGATAAGTTCCCGCTGGTATTGCAGCACCACTTGTAACTGTTACGTTTAACGCAGTCAAAGTGGTTACAGTACCAATATCATTGAAAACATCGTTAGAGCCTAAGGTTGTACCAACATCATTTGTCATATCAGTTAAAGTTCCACCAACACCAGCAAGGGGAACCCAAATAGTATAAAAATATTGAATACTAGCGTTGATAGCTGCAGAGCTGACTTGAATTGAACCGTATGTATAGATATTTTGAGCAACACCATTTATAACTTGACCTGGTGTTTGCGCAATCGCTGCACTTAAAGAAACTGCTGTAACAAAGTTTCCTCCGCCAACTGCGAAAGACGGTTGATGTGCATACACATCCAAATCGTTACTGTAATTTCCACCGGAGTTGTTTGGAATACCATTATTATAAATTGTTGCCCATTCAACAGCGCCATTAGCTAGTGCATAATTTTCCAAAGTGGTTGCATCACCAGATAATTGAGGTTCTGCGAATATGTATGCCATAAATCCTGTTTGAGTTCCGGTAGGAGTTGGTGTTGGAGTTGTGGTTTGAGTTGGCGTATTAGTTGCTGTCGGAGTAGTTGTTGGAGTATTCGATGGCGTATTTGTAGGAGTTGAAGTATTAGTTGGAGTTGGAGTATTCGTCGGAGTTTCTGATGGTGTGTTCGAAGGTGTTGCTGTTATTGATGCTGTCGGAGTATTTGTTGGAGTTTGTGATGGTGTGTTCGAAGGTGTTTGAGTTGGTGTGGGAGTTTGAGTTGAGGTGGCAGTATTACTTGGAGTATTTGTTGGTGTTTGTGTTGGTGTAGCAGTATTTGTTGGTGTTGGTGTATTTGTTGCAGTATTACTTGGAGTATTTGTGGGTGTTGGTGTATTTGATGAAGTTACCGATGGGGTTGGTGTATTACTTGGGGTTTGCGACGGTGTTGTTCCAATGGTTGACGTTGGTGTAGGAGTTTGAGTTGGAGTTCCTGAAGGCGTATTTGTTGGCGTTCCTGTTTGAGTCGGAGATACTGATGGTGTTACAGTTGATGTTGGCGTATTACTTGGGGTTTGAGAAGGAGTAGTTCCTACAGTTGCTGTCGGGCTTGGTGTTATAGTTGGTGTTGCAGTTATTGTAGAAGTGTTTGTTGGCGTTGGTGTTGGTGTTGCTGTTGGAGTTGTTGTTAACGCACCTGGTGTTGGTGTTGGGGTCGGTGTTGAAGTTGGTAGAGCTGTGCCTAAACAAACCACTTGACCATTAATCATGTCGTTTCTAACGACAGAAGTATAATATGGGGTTGACCCTGTGCTATCGATGTAAATGTTGAAGGGCCCAATAGCATTACTTCCGACGGGAATTCTTACAATATAACATTGTGAACCAACATAGGTTACTTGCTGTTCAACGGATGTATTACATCCGCTTGCGGTATTAACTACTATAATTGTTTGTAACGCCATGATTATTCTATAATAAATACATAAAACTTAAACTTTTGTCCCCCCCTTTTTCAGTCCTTTGTGATTTCATATTGCGATTAAGCTTTTGTGGGTCCAAGTTTAATCACAAGTGTTGTTTAATTAGATTTCTGTTACCGTCATTGTTACCACACAATTGGCAAGTTCAACGGATATTGTGAACCCGCAACCGAATGTGCAATCTATAATTTCGAATTTTTCACACCCATTATTGTCAATAAGTATGACCATAATTTGCGGTGCGGAGTTAAATAATGAAGGTGGGTAAAAACTAGCATCTGGTGGTATGGCACCTGTATTGGTGATTACACCTAATAAAGTTTGGTTGTTACCATAGATATCTGCAACGTAAACGTTAATTGGTGTTGCACCTGTTACAGCAGATATTCTTATTTGTGTCATGTCAAGCAGATGATGTCGTATACTATAATTAGTTTGACACTCAATTCTTGACCAACAATTGCACTACCTGGGTTTGCAGAAATTGTGATTTGATTTGTTAGAGGATTGATATTAACGGAGGTAATTCCATCAACACTTTGTAGAAGGTTTGTAATTGTTGTAAACCACAGGTTGTCGCTTGGAACATCAACTAAGGAGGTTCCAGTGTAGAAAGTACTGTTGAGGAAGGTATTGTCTGGTTGCAATTCTACTTGTGCGGTATAAACTGCGGACAACAATGTACAATTTGTATTTGTTGAGGTTAAATCATTAAATCCTTCAACCAAAATTTGATTGATGCCATGTTTGGTTGGTGAAAGAATGTTGAATATTTCTGAACCCATCGTGTAGGTTTGGTAGGTTACGCATTTTGCGTTGCATTCAATAGTTGTTTGTCTGGCAAGAGAGCATCCGTAGAAATCCTCAACAATAAGTGAATATGTTCCACCTGTTAAACCTTCAACTGTAATTTCTTGTGGATTACCTGCGATGTTATTGCTCCAAGTAAAATCAAATGGTGCGGTCCCTTGCGTGATGAATGCTGTGATGGTTCCTTGATTACCAGAACCACATGAGGTTGAATATAAAGAGAAATCAACAGGTGGTGTGGATGATATAGAGAATGGTGTCGAAATAGAACACCCATCAGCGTCTGTTACCGTCAGCAAATGTTGTCCAACACTTACGTTTGTATATGTAACCGTTAATTGATTTGAACCAACAATGTTGTTTGTTCCATCAATTGAATAGGTAACGGGCAACGTTGCTTGGGAGCTAATTGTAATTTGAACTATCCCACCAGTGTTTCCACAAGTTGTTCCTGTGGTCAGTAGAGATGTTGTGAATTTGTCTTGGGAAATTAAAGTTATTTCTGTGGTATATGCGCAACCTGTTGTATCCTCGACAAATATTGAATATGTTCCTGAAGCTAAATTTGAATAAACCTCAGTTGTTTGATTACTTGTTGTAGATAACGTATCACCATCTGGGTTAACAAGTGTATAATTGTAAGGTGCAATACCACCAATGACTTGGACCGTGATTGTTCCATCGTTTGAGGAACATGAGGAGTTGGTAGATGATACATTTACAGAACTAATTCCTCCTGGACTTGTAATTGATGTGGTGGCATTTAAACTACAAAGTGCAGCATCTGTAACCTGGAAGGTGTAGTTCCCGCTGCTAAGATTGGTTAAGGTGAGAGAAGTGGCATAAGTGACTTCTACATAACCTGTACTGGCAGAATAATAATATGGTGCCGTTCCACCAGTAATTGTAATAGTAACACTTCCATCAGCCTCAAAACAAGTGGGGGGGACAGAAGTAAAACTTCCCAATCCAATTGGTGGCACATTTGTGATTTGAGCATTTTGTGTTAGCTGACAACCATAAAAATCTGTAACTTGAACTGAGTAAACTCCTGCAGTTAAACCAGTAATACTACTGGTTGTTTGTCCATTACTCCACAAATAAGTGAAAGGTGCTGTTCCTGTTACACCAGTAACATAAAGCTTTCCACGGGCTGTTCCGTCACAAGATGCGTTTGGAACAACATATAATCCATAAGAGAGTGGTTCAGATTGCTGAACAATAAAATTTTGGCTATTACCGGTCGCCCCACCACCATCAAAGCCATATAAATAATAAGTTCCTGCAGATAAATTATTGAATACAACTTGACCGGTATTTGTTGTTGCAGAAGTGACATACGCATCGTTTCCCGTGTAAAGGTAATAATCAACGCTAGAGAACACCGATGAGGAGGTTCCAGTTACCGAACCATTATCTGAACCACAAGTTGTTGAATTGACATTTGATACGTTTACACACAAACAATCCGACACGATAATGTTCATATAGAACTGTGCATTCACCGGAAGCCCAGAATCGTTTGCACGAACAAAGTAAGTTCCTGCTGGCAAATTTGTTTTATAAGCCCCCAAACCAAGCTCTGGGTTATACCAGTCAAACGTGTATGGAGCAACTCCTCCCGTTGGGACAATTTCTACGGCACCAAAACCAGTTTGACAAGCCCCTGTTACATTGAGGTTGTAGCTAAAAACTATACCATTACCAAATTCTTCAGCCATCTTATGCTACCACTAATTCTTCTTCTAACTGAGCCTGAGGTATTACAGGACAATCAAGTGTTATGTTTATTCCCACATCCAGAGATACTTCTTGAAGTGAGTTTTGAGTTACACAATCTAAGTTTGTTATGGTAAGGAAATTACCATTCAAAGTATAAGTGTATCCGTACTGATATAAATTATTCAAATTGTCAATCAATGTTTGTCTCCAAAGTGTTGATGTTGGAACGTCACTTATACCACTTCCTTGGTAGAAATAAACATCTATAATTGTTTGTGTTCCAATTGTTAAATTCAAGTACCACTGAGAGGATATTGAATTTGGATTATATGAGTTCTGATTGGCACCGACTGATATGAGATAGTTATTTACTCTGTTAGTTAGAATGCTCTGGAAGTCCGATACTGTAACATCACCATTTAACCATGGGTAAATGAAAAAGTCGACGTACTCTGTATTACAATCGTAATCGAAAATATTTGAAATAATGAAACACGGCTGAGCTTCAACTGGAATAAGTTGACAACCTCTTTGACGACGGTAAACAAATTTTTGTTTTTGGAATATAGAGTTCTCCAATCTAACACCAGTATTCCACAGTGTTGTTGCTGGAATCATCTGTTCAACCAAAGTCATCCAATAAGGACCAACAGCATCAACGTACTCGATGAGTTTCTGATATGTGTATTTGTTATTCGGTAAACCAACAGTTTGTTCAGACTGAATGTATTTCCAAAAAACAGATTGTAATGTTGGGTAACCACCTGTTTTACCATCGGAGATATACATTCTATTTCTGGTGTTAATCATATTCTGCCAGAAAGTTTGATAGAACTCAAAGAATGTTTTCTTTTGCGGCTCTGGGTTGATGAACGTGTCATCAATACCACCAGGAGATGGGAAGTTTGCAGTAAATCCTGATTCTGGAATTGGGTAATTGTATAATCTCGATTCCTCCCAAACGTCATAAGCCAAACCTTGACCCACATTCAAAAACAAATCGATGTTCTTTACGTTCAATACCAACTTTTCATCACCAACAAAGTAATAAGCATTGAAACCCTCTTGGGTATCAATTCTTAACTTATCGTCTGTTGCTAACCAAGATTTTTTATTGTCAGGAACTCTTTGTAGTTTGTATCCATCTTGGATATATGGAAATTGATTAAATCTATCAAGGTAAATCCCACCATATGTAAACGGCTCAAGTTGAGTTTGAACATCAACATTTTGTCCGGTGAATACATCACCAGTTACAGTAATCTCATTCGGGCTTCTGTGCTGTGGTGTTGATTCATACCAACCAGCACCTTCTTGGAAGAATACACCATTTGTACCTGCAGGGTTTGGAGATTGTGGCCATCCAAATTCATCAACGGGATAATCATTTCTCCGAATGTTTACCGCTTCATATGTTGTTGAAGTAGTATAAGCTGTGTAAATTTGACCTCTGATTGAGAACGTATTTCCAGGAGAAAGTGCTGGAATTTCATTTACATAAGTACCACCTGAGAGTTGTGCGAATTGCCTGTCGAATTGAGTCATGTCAATTCTCTGGTCTGCCAGATAAATGTGCTCGTTGAATTCAATCAAAGCTTCTGGAGCACCTATCAATCTTAATAAAAATTCAATTGACCTTCTCGTACCTTTGGACTTGAACAAATATGCCGAGTTCAAAATTAGGTTTCTGTAGAATTGGTAATTGAGTTCCGTTGGTGTTTGTGCTCTGGCAAAACCAGGGTATTCAATTTGGCTAGTATTTCCAAAAACGCTTGAAAGGAAATCTTCATTGGTGATTGGTGAGAAGTTGTTTGTCCAACCTAGTGTTTGCGATAGATTGAAAAGAAGCTGAGATGGAATATCGTTCTGTGGGACATAATGAACTGAGTTCATGTTTGCCAGAGCATCGATGTATTGTTTGATTTGGTCAAAGCTCCGTCCATAAATCTGAAGGATTTTTTCAACCTTCTGGTCCATGGTATCAAATTCTTTGATTGATGCTGTAACCAAAAATCTCGAAATCAAATTTGTTTTGTAGGTGTCAAGCTCACCCGCAACATCCCCCAATCTTGCAAGGTAGTTGTCAAATCTGAATGAAGTAATATCTAGATTCCAATCACCATCCTTAGGAAACGTAACTTGAACATAGGATGTGTAGAACTGACCAGCTTGGTTTTGTTGTGGTACTTGGAAATTGGCTGTGTATTCAGGTTGTATTAAGCGGTTCATCAAAAACTGCTCAACCTCGTCAAAATCTTCCTGAAATACTTTGTCAACGATGTAGTTGCTAGGTCTGATAATAAAATCTTGAGTAGTAGAACTTGTTGCGTTACCAAATGGTGCACCAGACACAGTGAAAACTAAGTTTCCAGATGATTGACTGACAGAAGGTTCGAAATCAACAACGATATAAGTTTCTCCGTCATAATCTAGAACGTAATTAAGATAACTTCTTGTCAAGTTTCTGTATTGGGAAGTCTCCAATTCTCTTACCATCATGGCTGTTGTAGCACTCTGAGAGAACTCAATCATGAATGGGTTGTAAGCTTGAGATACTGGAACTGTGAAAGTTGTTTCCTGTTCTACAGCATTATAGGAAATTCCTGTTGCTGTTTGTCCAGTTGTAAAATCTGGCATTACTCTTCTTACATCAACACCTGCAGGAAAATAATTGATGATGTGCGTAACAGACACACTCAACCTTTTTGTTAGAGAACCATATAAAGAAAAGTTAAGAACTTGGGAAACATCATAATTTGGATAAACTCTAAACTGGGTCTGCAGAATTCTTCTACTTTCTTCCAGGGAGTTTACATCCAAATCCTCAAGGGATATTGGATTCGAGAATGTTCCAATAGAGAATGTCCTGTTTACCTTCTCGGTAACAGTAGTAGTAAAATCAAAAACAGCAGAAGTTAGACCGCCACCCTCGACGATTTGAAATCCAACAATATCATCAAAGGTTCCAGCCCCATTTCCCGGGGTAGGCGGGTAGAAAAACTTCGTGCCATTTACCGCCATTAGCTAACTATTGTTGTGAAGTTTTTAGTAAAATCAATATTAGCACCTCTATCCTGGCGAACCTCGTATAGAAGAGCATTGAACTGGTCACGGATTTCAAACAAGTTGTACTGCTTGTAAATGTTATTATCACTGTCGTAGATTGTGTAGATACCATCATCAACACTCTTGGTCTGATTTCCGTAAAGGGCAATTGCAAGTGAAGAGATATCGTATTCAACCATGTCAATCTCAATGGTAACTGGATTGAAGTAAGTGTTTGTCATAACAATACTTTGCCCTGGTTGACCAATAAATGGTGTTGCGTTGGGTTTATTCGTCGGGGATGACGAAGGTGACAAAGTACAGAACATAAGGTTTGTCACGCCTTCCACGTAACGATATCTGATAGCTTTCTGTGTTGTGTTTACTTGGTTCACAACCACTGGCTCACAATAGAAGTTCGAAGTTACAATTCTAAAGAAGTTTGGAATCTTGGAACCATCTGGATTCAAATATTCAACTCTAAATCCAATAAGTCCCTGCGGTGCAAATTTGTTTCTGAATTGAGAAGGAACATTGTTAAGGTCAATAATAATACCTTTAACGTTTGGCAAAGCTGATAGGACACCACAATCGGTAATTGATGTTCTAATCTGTGCAGGTCGGAGCATCATTGTATAAATTCCGACCTGATTAAACACATCAGCAGGAAGTGTTAGGTTGTATAATCCACCCAAAACCTCAACATTTGCATTACCACCAGTGGCAGCATTGTTGAAGTATGGTCTAAGCACGCTTGGTGCGTCAAGGGTCGTTAGAACAAAGTCCGCCGTCTCATCCCTTGATGGTGTATAATTTAGGATGATTTCTACATCCTCCGGCGATACATCCGCCGTTCTAATTGTACCATAAGTCCCGATTGCCACTTTCTAATTTCTTTTTTTATAAATAGTTTATCCCTTATTTTCTATGGTATAATATCCATAACCATAGTTTATTAATCCCGAAAGGGTAGATACTTCACCCAATCTTTGAATTTGTTGATACACAGTATTTTTACCCCTTTCAACATAAACATCTGTAACGATTTGAGGTTGGTCTTGAATTTTGAGCAACAACTCGTCTTTTGTGATTGGAACCGCAGTTAGCATGTCGCTTGTAAAACCATCACTATTTTGGAAATAGATGCTTGTTCCATCCGAATAGTCATAATAATTTGTGTCTTGAATTGTATATGCAGTAAACACCGGATTCATATCCGTGATAACTCCATAGGGCAATCCACCCACAAAAACAGGAACCCCAACTTGATATGTAACAGGACCATACAAAGCCAGTTCCGTAATTCTTGAGCTAGAGTTTCCGGAAACAACAAAAGGAACCTGCGTATATCCAGAAGATACCTCGCTTTCAACTGTGTTCACAGCATCACCGGAGAATATGTAATCATAACTTATTGGAGTGGTCGCCCAGCTTCCACCTAGAGGTGTGAAGAATGCACGACCCAAGGGGTTATAAATTACAGCATTTGTAAAAGGTATCGTTATTATTTTGGACACATCATTAACACCAAAAGGTGTTGTCTGTTTCATCGTAATGGTATATCCTGATGGTATTGTTGGATAGGTGTGGGACAAAGTATCCCCCAAAAATATTTCATCTGGAGTATTATCCCCCCAGTTTATCGTATAGCTGGCAAGAGCAAGATAGTTAGCCGCGTTATCAGAAGAATTGAAAACCGTATAAACATATGGGGAGTTGGTTGATGAAGTAAAAATAAAGTTTGTAACCACATCTTTCTGCTCGGCAGCACCATCAAATGGTGAATAATATCCCAAATCAATGGTCGTCTCCGTTAGCATTATGCAAACGCTTAATCCAGTTAAAATAGAATCACCATTTGTCCCCCCACTTAGAACCTGCGTCATGGATGAATATACCCCAACGCTAGTTCCACTTACATCAACAGTAGTTAAGTCAGAGCTTATATTACCTGGTCCAACAACAAACTTATAATCAGCCATTAGGTCCTACATATTCATACCATTTTATGGGAGTTGTTGTACCTACTCTCTCAAAGGTTGGCAAGTCAAATACCACATACTTTTCACTTGGATAATCCAACTTGTAGATGTAGTAGAAATTGTATAGGTTATTAACAGTAAACGTGTTAATATTTTGAAGACTCTGAGGTCTGTTAATCATTCGAACAAACTGGCCCGTTTTTGCATTATAAAACTTGCAGCTCACATAGAACTGGTCGATGTTGATGTACTCCCTGGATTTTAACCAGTAGACAAAAAACCCATCTGTATCACCAACAAAATCCAAAGAATATACCGGCTTGTTAATTAAAACATCAAGCCCCTGCATGTCAACTGGCATCTGCTCTCCTTGTGTTGTTGGGATAATAATCGTCAAATAATTTTGTTGAGCCGCCTGCTGAGGTGAATCGTAAAAGTCCAACTTGAAGAAACTATTGGTAAATCCCCTGGTATAGTAATAAATTTCATCATAAGAAAATCCTTGAGCATTGTAGTTGGGTATCCAGTTGGCCGTTGAGGTAGACCCATTTAAAGTACCCCCAGAAAAAAAGTTAAATTCATAATTGACACTTGTTCTTAATGTAGGGGTTGGTTGGATTATACTTAAAGAGGGGGGTGTGTAGGTATAGGCTGAGTGTGAAAATCTTGTTGTTTCAAAATCAATTCCTAATCCAGCAATATCCTGATTAATTTGTGCTTCAAGTTTATCAACTTCGTTTTCAGTATTGAGCAATTCCCAATCAAGCATGACGGGTATTTGCAGAACTTTGTCAGCATTATTTATCCCTAATCTTATATCGTACTTATTCACAGTCATCAATGATTGGCTGAACAGGAATATCGAATCCACCCAGCACCTCTTGATAATTACTTCCCTCAGGAATTAAACGAAAGATTTGGTTGGAAAAAGGATAGTGTGCTCGGTTTAAATATGGAAAGTTTGTTCCCCTGTCAAGTTCATCAAATTCTCCATAAAAGTATGGTTCTCTCCAACGGAACTGCTGGTCTTGTTCAGAGAAATATGCCCAAGATGGGATACCATCAACTTGGTTTGCTGGGGATGTTTCGATATAGTCCGAGAATATCCTAAGCACCATTGAATTGTGGGGTAAGTAGTAATAACCTAAAGAATTATATGATGGTGTAGTTTCAGTAGTAAAAACTTCCTGATTAAACTGAATTTTTTGAACATACCTGGAGACCACAAGTTCAAATTGCGTATAATCATTCCACTCACAAAAATCACCATCAATTAAATCTCCAGGGTTTAGCACTCTGTTATAATAGAAAGTTTCTGTCGTTCCATTTGTTAGAGTGTACGAATCTACTGGTATGTTGGAATATGAATCCTGATTGAGTTCGCTCCACCAAGAATCCACTTGATTGGTTATATTAAATACCCAACCCTGTTTCAAACCAACACCATTATTTGCTTTGTTGAAGTATCCACTATATCCCTTGTTAACTATTGATAAAAAGACTTCACCAACCGGACGATTGTGATTGTCGGTTGTGGCACTTAACACCAAGTCTTTTGCAAGGGTGAAGTTATATGTCAATGAACTTGTTTTTTGGGAAATCCTGGTTATATCATTTGGAGTTATTGAACTGTACTCTAATTTTTTCTCGTTAGGAAAAGAATTTAATTCAAACCCAGTTTTTGTTGTTATAATATCATTTTCGTTGTAAACAATTCTATTTTTTCTGACATAATATTTTGAGCGAGTTTCCGCTAAGTTGTTTGGGTCTAGAACTCTTTTGAATGTTCCTGTTGCACCGTCGGTAAATGTTGTTCCAGTATAACCAATATCTAAAATATTGAATATGAAATTTGAACTATCAAAGTTGGAATCGCCAAATGAATAAATTCCAAATATATTTTCCTCGTCATATGAAAATGACAATTCGACAAAATTGTCGATTGTCAAATTGTGTGGCATTAAACATTGGAATGAGATTATGTTTGCACCTCCCTGTATGGACTTAAACATTATAAAAGGAATTCCATCCCCAGAAATCCAATTAACCGTAGTATTTTGATACGTGGCTTCCATGGGTTTGGTATAGTCATTTTCTGCAGCATAAGTCAAGTAGTAAGTCCAATTGTAGGTATAGGCACTTACAGGTTGATAATCAAAGTGCCCATCATCTATTCTTGTTCTAAAAAAATCAAACTCATAAAATTGAGGAAATCCTTTCCAAACACCACTTAACTTTGATTGGATTGGGTCAACATAATACAAATTATTCTTGAATGGATTGTACCCTGTGGTACCAGTCAAAGTGTTATCATACAAATACTGAACCTTGAAGCTTGGTCTAAATCTTGATGAAGCTTGACGTTCATCCTGATACAATTGTTCAAGGGATAATGAGTTGTTTCTAACATACTGCGTCAACTCCTTTTGCGTTTGATTTAAATCAATACTAACCTGTTGGTCAACAATCGGTGCGGACTTAAAACTCAGTCTTGAGGGTATTATTTCAAATCTATTCATCTGCTAAGTATTTTGATTTGAACCTATCTAATGAAGTCCCTCCTTTTATTAAACCAAAGTAAAAATGGTTTGGTGCGCCTACTGCAAAAACGTCTGGATAGTTTCCTGCTGTTGTTGAGTAATTTCCATTTGCATCGACATTAAAAATATATCCCCTGGCATCAATGTCGTTTAGTTGTGAATTTGAACCCAAAAAATATGATGGTTGCGATGGGTCTGTCCTATCTTGTGCTTGATAATTCTTGCTAAAAATGTCAGAGTTGTCTGTTGCCCAGTCATTACTTTGAGTTCCGAATATTCCAACTTGATTTCCTAAGTTGAGTACGACGTTTATGCTGCTCCACAATTCTGCAACATCATCTCTTCTCCAACGATAAAAAGGAACTCTTTGTGATTTCAAATCATAATAATAAGGAAAAGCATTTGAAGAAGGTGTTGGTCTGAAATTTATTCTTCCTGGCGATAAGTAATCCTTGTATTGTAAATCTTCAGTAGTCGATGAATAGAAAATACCCATTACCGAAAATCCGTTCGGATTTCTTGCGATGTAAATCGGATTATTAGGGTCATTAGGGTCATCCTGATAACTTTGTGAACTGAATTTTATAACCCCAAATTCAGAATTAATTGAAAGCATTTGAGTAATATCCCCATCAAGTCTTAGAAGTGGTCTAGAAAATAAACTGTTAATTGCTAAGTTAGTTCCTGCAACACCTGGATAATACTGAAGTAAGAATCTGAGGTAAGAAGCATTTGTCATTCTTGTAATTACAAACAAGTTTAACAAATCACTTGTGTCTCCATAACTTGTCGGAGTGAGAACATCCATAACAAAACCATCATCCGAGGGATTCAAAGTGAGCTCTTTGAAAATTGCTGTTTTAGGCCCTAGGTTCATGATAGTTGCTGGAGTTTTTAAACTATAATCGTTTAAAGAACCAGTAAGTGGATTATTTAATTTTCCAACAAAGCTGTCGCTTGTTGGGCTGTATGGACTACTTCTGTAGTAAAAATTATTGCTGTCTTCATTATAATAAATGAGGTCTTTACAAAACACTCTTCTAGAAATTTGATTATTAGCACCATAAAGTGTTCTTACAGCAAACGGAAACGTGTACAAACTTCCATTAACCCAGTTGTTTGTAAATGTTTGTGAAACTACCCCTTGACACAATGCGTAGAAAAATCTGTATCGTAAGCCCCATTCAGTGAAAGCATTTAAATCCCTTGGTAATCCAATAAGTAATCTTTTAGCAAAAACAAAACAACCACGTTCTATTCTATCTTCTTCAGCACAATTTACATCAACAACAAGTGTATTGTCGACATTAGAATAACAATCTAAACTTACCATGTTTTCGCATGAAAATGTTTCTGTTATATTCAAAGCATTTGGTAAATCCTCAATATCATTTCCAACAATACTAGCCCCAGAGCCATAAGTTGTTGTGGCAATACTCTCACCACCGGTGTCAAGAATATACATGGTAAACCCACGGTTCATTTGTAAAACTGGAACAATAGAATCCCATGCATTACCATCTAAAAAATCAGATGATGGCAATCGGTCTGTGCGCATTACATTTCTAGCTTTATTAGAAACATTTAGCTTTGTATTTGTGCTATCAACTGTGGGTAATAAAGAAAAACTATAATAAACACTGCTACAATTTTTAGGATTATTGGGTGGATTAGTTCCCCCATCTAATACTGTCCAATAAAAATCTGCACCAGACAAGTCTTCAGTTGCATCATAGTTTGCTGGGTTTGGTGTAAAACTAAAAGACTCATTAGTATCTTTACTAACCACAATTTCAACGGAACTATTTGTGGGCGTATTAAGATAGTTTGAAACCCATCCCATCTGGCCCGTTGTAATAAGAGGAGTGTTAATTGGACCAACGGTTGGATTATTGTAAATTGAATAGTTTCTATTGCCATCAATAGCACTATAATAACCCACATTGCTTGTTGTAAAAGCAGTAAAGTCATTAGTTGCTTCAAAGAAATAAGATGAATAGAAGATGTTGTTTTGACTGGTGTGGTTTTGAACTGAAATTCCATTTGCAGGTAGAGCCTGTATAGGAATATTAAGTCTTGTTTGCGCAGTAAAAGTCAATGAATTTGTATTTGATAATCCAAATAAACTTCCAATACCATATCGGTTAGTGTAGAGGGGTGAATATGGGTCAACACCTCTTTGAAGAATTAAAATGTATTGATTGTCAAATCCATCATAAAAATCTCTGGTTTTGATATTCACCGAGGTTTGAGATGCCCACCCTCCAAAATCAAAATTCAAAATTGACCAATCAATTTCGGTTGATGAGTCCAACACATTTAGTATTCCCCCACTTGCAATTGCAAAAGCATCACTGACGGTTATAGCTGTAAGAACCTGGTAGTATTCCAAATCGGCAGGAAATTTGTAATTGTTAATTGTAGAACCCGTGTTCAAAAAGTAAGTTTTACTTGCATTTGCAGTTTGGCTTGTTGCATAGTTTACCGTTACGGTTCCCGCGCCTGAAAGAAGAGTGGTTCCACTGATACCACCAAAAAGCGTATTTCCTGAATAAAGGAAATTTACATCCTCAGTTTTGTCTATACCCACACAAGTTAAAAGTGTGCCAGCAGCAAGGGGTGATTGAGTAAGAATTGTTAACGTATTATCAAAGTGTTGTGTTGTTAAATTATTTGGATTATCAAAACTTACACTTATTTTATTTACATTATCAAAATATTTTTTTCGGGTATTAAAAATATTAATTCTTTGAGCCATTGGAATATCAGAGGATATTGCAAAAACTTTTTTAGGGATTCTTATTGAATTTCTTGTATCAGGTAATCTTGAGATTTGTGACTCCGTCGAATTATCTTGTGCTAATTTTTTAGCATCAGCATTTCTAGTTCCTATTGCTTCAGAAAAAATTAATGAAAGAACAGAAATGTTTCCATCACTAACGTCACCATCATCAGTTGCTGGAGCAGGTAAACCAGGATAATCTTCCAGTGCTTCAAAATATAAACCACTCTGTGTTAATGGTGTCAATAATGAATTTGGTGTTGAGTCACCACCACCATCCAAACTTGGGGACGTACAATCACAATTCTGACACTCGGGATAAGTTATCATCGGGAGTCGTAAAGGCCCAAATCTCAAAAATTGGACAAATCTTTGTAAAAGATTACTTAAGGATTGCCCCCCTAATAACAAACCAACACCAGCAACAATTAAAGGTATTCCAGCTCCAGCAAAAATAGCTAGAGCACCACCAATTACTAATAAAGCATAAGCAACAATATTCTGAAACCTTACAACTAGTTGAATTAATGGAACTATAAACGTATTAATAACAAATCCTAAAACATGGTAAATAATCAAAATTATAGGGAATAATTGTTGAATGAATTGCATCAAAATTGCAAAGAGAAAAAACTGGGTGCTAAAGTTCTTTACACCATCATTTACCGGAAACTTATTCACCGTTGTTTCACAATCACTATCCCCAATCTCCTTAATACCTATAAATCTTCCTCTGTTAATTCCCCTCTTATATTGGTCAATTAAACCTGCAGGAGTATAAACTTTATTATACTCAAACTCATAAAAGGTGTCTTGACAATTTATTGCTGCCTGCAACTTTTGATTTGAAACTGTTGCAGATTCTGCATCAGTATATCCTGTCCAATCAAGACCAAAATAATATGAACTAGCAAGTTCTCGGCTTGTATTCAATGAGTTATCATAGTTTGGGTCAATAACTGCCGTTCTCCAACCCCACTCCCTAACATTAGGTAATAAATAATAAGCTCTTTTGACCGGTTCTGTATCTGTAGGTGCTTGTTGCCACTTTACTTTAAAACGGTATTTGCTTTTTGTCGGTATACCAACACGAGGGTCTCTAGAAAAAATTCTTTGCCCTTCCTCATTGGTGGTTAAGTAGTCCATGTTCATTGGAACCTCTACCAACCAAGTACCATTTTCATCGATTACATTACCCGAATTTTCTAAACGGTATTCTTCAAGAATTGGTCTCCCTTGGTCATCTTGGACTATAGTTTGTCTTACAGCTAAAAGTTGCCCTGGACCAGTAGTCAAATCACAAAGATTCCCCATATTATCTTTTGGCTTACATCCGGCAGTCAGCAAAGAAGGTGGTTCATTACCAAAACCAAGTGGTGCAGCAATTTTAAACTCATCACCAGTAGAATAAATTGAACCCATGAACACTGCCGTAGGTTGGATGTCAATGTTCGCTTCATCTCTTAAATCAAAATCGATTCTACTTATTGACGATTGGCAAATTGTAGGCTCACCCCAGAATGGAGCAACTTCAAAAACCTTTTCAATGTGAATAATTTGTGGAAGTGAATCTAGGTCAGTTGAAGTTCTGAATGTACTTCCTGCAACTTGTGCTTCTGTTGCTAAACCAATTCTAATTAAATCTTGTGGTGTAAGAGAAAATTCTCCAATATCACTCAAGTCCAAATCCATAACAATTGTTTGCTGTCCAACAGGGACACCTAAAATCATGAAGTCTCCGCTATCATTGGTTTTTACGGTAAACTTATAATATTTGTCGTAGATATCGACTACAACAGGGTCTTTGAGAACATCCTCTCTTGAAGGGAAAGTTCCGGTTGCAGCATGAGTTGAATAGGATTGTAGATATGGTAATAAGTTAAACCGGTATCCATCATCATTTTTATCGTTAGGTTGTGTATACGGGTATAACTGAACTATTCTGTCGTTCAGGGCATCAGCCTCTGTGATTGGAACAAAAATCGATACTTTTGCGTTTGGTATTCCAAGTCCACCGTTTGCAACAACTCTACCGACAACAACTCCGAAATCAGCACAATCTCTTGGGTAAATATCATTTTGAAATATTTGAAGAGATAGGATTTCAAGAAACTCAAAATCTTGGTCTAATTGGAATGAAATGTTTTTATCTATACCAACACTAGTGTTTATTCTCAAGGACTGTCCCATTCAAGGTTTTAATGATAAATATTTATGGTGTTTTTTTTCAAAAACACTTTCCTAATCAAAATATACCCGGTATGAAAATTAAATAAAGATGTTAAGTAAAAGATACGTTCTGTAAATTCTTAACTCTTACTACAATATCTTTTTGAGGATATCTAACTTGGTAGATTTGGTCTGGCTCAGCAAAAATTGTATCGTCAACAGGAGCAATAATTTTTAATTCTGGGTCTGAATAAGCCATTGATGTTTCAGCTCCGGAATACTGACCCCCCACTTTATTTGAAATTATAATATCAGTTACCGTAATAACCCCTATTTGATTCTGAACAATACTTCTTAGTTGCGACAAATATACGTTCTGCCCTAACTCTCTTCCGATTGGATTAAAATATTCTGACACTCGGTTAACAATCTCAGAAACAACTTGCCCAGAATTTTGGGTGGCATCAAGAACAACTGAGACTTCAACCCCAAGGTCAATCACGTTCGCTGTGGTTACCTGAATGTAATCATTAATCATTCGATAGTTAGAGAGGTAATTTGCAACGTTTTGTTTAAGGGTATTTGATACAATGTTTGTCAATTTACCTGAGGTATCAAAAGATAGTAAATTGATTAGGATTTTGTTGTTGTTTTCTGTAATTGATACTTTTGCTGGCGCACCAAATTGACTTGGCATGTTGCGAAGTAAAGACTCATAATCATTAACGGTAACGGCTCTTTTTTGAGCTGAAAAGTTAAAACTGACATAGTTTCTAACTTCTTCGGTTGTGGGAACATTTGAACCACCTATTGCTGCCGTTGGGTTATTACATCTTAGTGAGTTGATTACAGCAGAGTTAATGGTTTGTGAAGGACCATTAACAAAGAATGATACTGTTCCAATTTGGTTAATAACGTTTGTACCTATGTTTGTAGCTAATCCCCCACCTATTCTGTATTGTACAAATAGTGTCGAGTTTGGTGCTAGTGTCGACCCTAGTGAGAAGTTATTACTCAACGATTGGATGTTGACTGGAACCCCCAGATTTGTGAAAGCATTAAAACTATCTTGAGCTGAAGTTGTACCTCCCCCGAAAGTCATTTTCAAAAATCCTTCTGGAGTAAATTCCGTAATGAAACGACTGTTTGTTTGAACGTATCTTCCTACTTTAATTCCTGGCTGGTCTGACACTTTTGTTGGGTCTTCAATGAAAACTCTATCTTCGGCTAAAGCATCAACCTCTAACCATCTATTTTCTAGACCAATAAACTCTGATGCTGTTGGCACATTGGTATAGTTAGTTCCCGATTTTAGAAGTACGCTTGTTATCCCCAAAACGTTTTTCTCAGGAAGAAATAATTCATAGAAAGGTCTAACGTCGGCTGGATTGATAACTCTTTTGAAAACTTTTGTAATACCATTAACAACCAATTCTCTTTTGGTTATTGTATAATTAATTAAATTTCCATTAGCATCGAAGTTAGGAATTTTTGTTCTGTTTGGAAATCCCGAACTATTATATGGTGAAGCAAAATCAACATCGTTTTGGTTTTCAAATGCAATGCCAGCACCAAAAACCTGTGAACCACGAGTGAGAATACCTAAGTATCTTTCATCTTCCTTATCCCCAAAAGCAGGAACAGTGATTGAATAATCAACTAAAGCAACTGAAGGTCTTTGTCCAGGAACTTTAAGACCGTATGTTCTGGCTATATTGTATATTGAGGACCTTTGCTGAGCATATTGTAGGACAGTTTCCTGGATACTCCTGTCAATATTGTAATGTAGGTTGTCCGCGATTGCTGCGTTCAAATCAAGAAAAACAGAAAATACTGAAGCATCGTTGAAATCCTGAATCAATTCAGGATAGTATGTTCTTACATAGTTTTGTAATTCAACTCTGATGCTTTCGTAATCCCTAGCAGTGTAGGATATTCTGTTTGTAGCCATATATTGTTAAATATTCAAGATAACAAAATCACTTTGTGCGAAAGTGTTATTATCTACAGCATAATCAATTTTAACTTTTGCTGTATACTCCGAGGTCCCTTTTCCAGGAACACGGAAAACATTATCCTTCGCTTGCCCTGGAATACTTTCACCTCTCGCAAGTGGAACTTCTTCAGAAGGGTCTGCAGGTTCAATTGTAATATTGTTTATAAGTAAGTTTGGCATAAATTGCTGAACAGAATCTCTTATGTCCGCTTCAATAGCATCAAAGGTTAAACCATCAAAAGGTTCAAATAAAAATTCGTATAACCTAGTACCAAATGTTGGGAGATAGTATCGAGAACCTTTTCTTGTTAGTAACAAGTGAATTAGGTCACTTCTTATTTGTGCAAACTGAGTTTCTGTCAATAATAGATAATCTCCTTTATTGGAGTTTTCAAAGGGAAACGCTAAACCATATGTAACACCATCTGCCATATCACATAAATATACCTTGAAAATTTTTATAAGAAATGAAAAACCCCAACAAGTTCTTTGTCGGGGTTTTCGTTCATTAAGGTGCTAAACCTTTATTTATGCCTCACATGATGCGCAGTGCAAGTCATTTACATTCAATTTCTTTCTAGCAAATGCTTGAGCTGAGTTCATTGAATGTTGGTAATAAAGAGTTTTAACTCCCAACTGCCATGCGTCCACCAAAAGTTTGTTAACATCTTTTGTAGGCATATCCGGAGAAACCATAAGGTTCAACGATTGAGCCTGGTCAATGAAATCTTGTCGAATAGCCGCTTGATTGATAATTGCTGACTGGTTCACTTCAGCAAAAGTTCTGAAAACCTCTTTTTGTTCATCAGTTAAGAATTCCAAGTACTGAACTGAACCATCATTCTTTTTGATACTATCCCAAGTTGTCTTGGTGTCTTTTCCCATACTAGCGAGAAGGTTTTTCAACACAGGATTTTTGATGGTTACTTTTAGTTTAGCAACGTCCTTTACATAACAATTTGACCAAATAGGTTCAATTGATTGTGAAACTTGTCCAAGAATAAACGCTGATGAAGTTGTTGGTGCAATAGCATTCAACGTAACATTTCTACGACCATAACCAACTAAAGTTTCAGGTTCACCAAACATCTGGGCAAGTTCAGCGGATGCCTTGTACGATTTTTCTTTGATGAGTTTGAATACTTCGACATTCAATCTAGCAGTATCACGACAATCAAATGGTAATCCTTTGGATTGCAACAATGAATGCCATCCCAAAACTCCCAAGCCAAGAGCACGTTGTCTCTTAGCAAAATTGTATGCTTTTTCTAGATAAAAGAATGCACGTCGTCCTTCGATTGTACCAGTATTCCTAATAGCATCAATCTTTTCAATAAATTCAGTAACAACAGCATCCAAAAAATAAATCATCATTTCAACCGCATCAGTATCTTTCCACTCATCGTAGTGCAAAACATTCATTGATGATAGAACACAAACAAAAGATTCTTCTTCTGAATTGTGAAGTGCAATCTCCGAACATAGATTTGAGTTATAAATCTTCATCCCTTTTTCTTGATAGACCTCGGGTGCCTTGTTGTTCATTGTATCAGAGAACATAATGTATGGATAACCAATTTCACCTCTACGTTGAATTACTTTAGCCCAAATAGCTCGTTTCTTTTTGTCTCCAGCAATCATTTCTTCCATGAATTGGTCAGATACCGTCACAGCATGTGTCAAATCTTGGATAGGAAAACCTTCGGTACCAATTTCTAAAAACTCCATGATGTCTGGGTGTTCAACTGGAAGGTAAGGGGAGAATCGTCCACGACGAGTTGAACCTTGTGAAATGTTATCAACAACACTTTGGAACAAATTCATAAAGTGTACAGAGCCAGGTGCGTGACCGTTGTCTGTAATTTCAGCACCTCTACCACGAATATTTCCAAAGTAACCGGATGTTCCACCCCCCATTTTACTCATCTCACCGACTTCAGCTTGAGTATAAAGAATTGACTCAATATTGTCTCCAATATTTGACCCAAAACAACTAACGGGTAATCCACGCTTTTTTCCAAAGTTTGCCCACACAGGAGAAGAAAGTGAATACCATCCTTTACCCATGTAATCGTAGAATTTATCCGCAAATCCTTCAATTCCTAAAATCTTCTCAGCATGTTCAGCAATTGTTCTAATACGTTGTAAAGGTTCTTCCCCTTCGCTCAAATATCCTCGACGGAGGAAAGTAATTGACTCATCATTAATCCAGTCAAAAGGTTCTCTATTTTCCATATTGTTATTGTCGTTGTTTTTAAATTAAAATAAATCGTTAAGCGTAATAGATTTTGATTTTTTACTGTAATTTATACTACGCTTGTTAAAAAAATCAGTGTGTTTTGTTGTGAGAATTTCATCATCAAACCATTCGGTGGTTTCCAAGAGTTTCTCATTAACTTCAAAAACATTCTCAATGTCAATGGAATTTAGGGAAATGTTGAATCGGTGTTTAATAAACTCGATTGTTTGTGCTTTTGTAAGAAAATCCAAATCGCCCTTTTCAAAAATCCATTCAACGATTTCTGATTCAGCTTCAAAAGCTTCTTTGGTTGCTTCAATCAAATCTTCAACTAATTCTGGTGTCCACCAAGTTGGGTTTTCTTTTTTGATTAGATTAACCAAGTCAAAACCGAACTCTGCATGAATATTTTCTTCCTTTGAAGTTGCCTCAACAGCATTGCTAACACCTTTCAATACATTCTTATGTTTGTTAAAAGACATGATTACCAGGAATTGTGAGAATAGAGAAACGTTTTCAACAAACATTGAAAATAATACAACTGATTCAAAGTAATCTTGGTTTTCCACAGCCTTTGAGCCGGTGATTGATTTTTCCAAATATTTAATTCGTCTACGGATTGCTGGGACTTCAAGTAAGTTTTCAAATTCCCCGTTCAGCCCCAACAACTGCAAAAGGTGTGAATAAGCATCAGCATGACGCACCTCAGATTCTGCAAAAGTTGCACCAACACTGCCGATTTCAGGTTTAGGTAATCTCTTGTAGATATCGCCCCAGAACGTTTTAACCGCAATCTCAATTTGTGAGATAGCAAGCATTGCACGTTGTACAGCCATCTTTTCTTTTTCATTCAGGTGTACCATGAAATCCTGGATGTCAGAAGTAAAATTAAACTCAGTATGAACCCAATATGAATGACGAATAGCGTCAACATATTCCACGAGTGCTGGGTACTCATAGGGTTTAAGATTAGTTCTCTTCATGAAGATGTTAGGTTGGTGCTTTGAACGATAAATGATATATTCTTTAGCAACATCATTCAAACCATTATCCATTAATTTGTTTTCCACCATGTCGTGGATTTCATCAACATGAGGTACTCCAATTTTGTTATTTCTAAAAATGCTTTTCTTTGTAATTCTCGCAATCTTTTCAGCCATTTCAAGGTCTACCTTGTTGACGGATTGCATTGCTTTAATAATAGCATTTTTTATTTTGTCCTCTTCGAAAGGAACTTTATCACCACTGCGTTTGATAACAAAACGGGGTTCACTTGAACTAACAATATCAGTTGTATTCATTTTTTTTTGATTTGAGTTTTAATGGCTAAATTAAATCGGACTATTTGTTTGTTCTCTGAGCTTGCGTTTTTCCATAAGCTCTTTGACTCTATCACTTTTGCGTTGTTCTTGCTGTTCTTCAAACCCTAAGAAGGTTACAGAAGATTCAGTATCAATAATTAACAACTCATTGTCAAACTTACAGTTCTCAAATACAACACCATCTTGTCCAAGACGGGATTTGGTGATTGCTATTGTAGCAAGTTTCATTTCTTTCTGCTGCAGAGTTTTTGCAACCGAAATGATTACGTGACCTACTTGGGCTTTCTTAATTGAACCACCCATTTGGTCAGTAGTGACTACCTCAGAAGAAATTGATGAACGGTTACCTTGTGTGGCTGTCCAACCGGCAATTCCAAGTTCATGACACATTGCTTCGAAGTGTCTCATAACAGAACCTTCGGCTTTCCATTCATCATTTTTAGTGTTCTCTGGAACAACACAATCAATATAATCAAGAGTAATCATGTCAAGTTTAGTTCCATCGGCAATCATTTTACGAACCTGATTCTTGATTTGCGCCATAGTCATCGTATCTGATGGAAGCTTTTTCAATATCAGTTTGTTGGGCATCGTATTCTGAATTTCAGCAATTTTATCCATTACTTCTTCCTTACGAAGTGAAAGATTATCAGGTTCAATTCCCGTCCAAATTGTGAAATGTTTTCGTTGGATAATTTTTGGGTTATCCTCGAAGAAAATCTGTAACACATTGTAACCCATGCTAAATGCTGAGTTAGCAATTTTGGTCATCAAAGTCGTTTTACCAACACCAGTTGGTGCAAGTACAACTCCAATCTCACCTTTTGCTAAACCGCCCTTTAACAGTCTGTCAATCCCATCAATACCCATGGGAATTGGATGTCTGTAATCATCGTTCAGAACATCATCCAAACCAGTGAATACATCTAATATCCCAGTTTCTCTCTCACCTACTTGAAGTGCTTCTCGAACCATTCCTTCAACTTGGTCATAAGATTCAAAATCACCATTGGTGATAATCTTTTGAGCCTTGTCCATAGCTTTTTGAAGTTCTTGCTGCTTACAAAATTTCAAAGCTTTTTCTTGAACAAAAACACCACCTTCAAATGGTGCTTCTTGAATTTGCTTCAAAGTGTCAAGAACAATCTTAAGTGCCAGCTCTTGGCTTATCTCCGCTTTAGCTATTTGGTCAAGAGTATCATAAGTTGGTGTGGACTGATACTTTGTATAGTACTCTCTTATCATTTGAATAACAAGTTTAAAATACTTGTTATCAAAGTAAGATGGTTCTAAAACATCAATAATCGACTGAGCGAATTCTTTATCTAAGATTAATTGGTTGAGTAGTTGAAGTTGAAAAGTGTTTCCTAGATAGTCAAAATTCTTAGTCATAATC